AGTTACCCGCATCGCACCAAGATCCCCGAACCCTGCAACACCGAGCGGGGAGTCGTAGCGTTTGAACTGGCGCATAGACAAGAGGATTGTTGCCTGCACAATCTCCGTGGGCACTGAAGCAAAACCAAACACACCCTTGACCTGTACCGTCGCCTCGTAGGCATCAGTCACACGCGGGTTCCAGATAGGGAACACATAGTCGCCGATAGCGCGGATCCGTGTGTAGGGTGTGGGGATCCCACCAGCTTGCCCGTTCAAAGGCTCGAACTGGTAGTCAGTTTCTGTCCAAGTTTCTGTGAACCCGTCCCCGCTAGGCGAAGTCTTGACGTGCTCCACACTTTGGAGATCCTCAATCTCGACGGTGAAACTATCCGTCGGAACATAGATCCTTGTATCGGTTCCAACATCGTAGAACACTCGGTCTGTGTAACCGTCAATCTCGCGTGAAGCAGACTCGATAGCAAGCTCGATGAGCGTGTCGTCAATGTTGTCCTCGATGCGGAGCGCCGATTTCACCTGGTCTAAAGTTGCGTACCCGTTTGTGATTGCCATTACACCAGTTTACCGCAGCCACTCGTTCCGTCTACGCCGAGTCAAAGACCAATATCCTGCGCTGTAATCGTTGCTTCGGATCTTCGCGTTGTGATATTCGAGATTGTCGCTATACACACGGTCAGCAATATTCTTAGTTGCTTCTGTCACACGGGTCGCCACGGACATATCATAGGTTGCTCCCACCTCAATATGTTTCACGTGAAACCCGTTGTGTCTTGTACGGCGCAGATAGTCTTGATCCTCGTGGTGTGTGGGAAAGAACGACTCGTCAAAAAGTCCGACGTGTCTAAGCACTTCCTCGCCTACACAGAACAGTTGGAAGAATGGTTCGGCATCAGAAAGTGTGAGCTCGTTTGTTTGTGCCTTCGACATTTTCTCTAGATCGCCGGGAGCGAGGATTAGGTCACTTGATACGAAGAACCATCTGTCGTTATGTGGCAGGCATTTGATGCCGAGGTTCCACGACCCTGCCAACCCTAGATTTGCTGGCAACGGAATGTAGTGAACGTTCTGAACCTTGTCGGGGAACTGTAGCGAGGTGACGCCTGCACCGTTGTCTATAAGCACGAGGTGCGATACCTTCATATCTATTGTGTCTAACAAGCGCTGTAGTAGATCGTAACGCCCGAATACAGGAATGATGAGGTTGGGGATCACCAGACCATCGTATTGCACGATCTAGATTTTGTGGGCTGATTTAGCTGTCAAAAGTTTTTTCATTTTTTTTGTGTTTGGGCTAGACAAACTGATGGCTATCTAGTAGCCTAGAGATATCAAGGCAACACCACTAGAAACGGAGAACACGATGAACACCCACAAGGTTACACTTACCAGCACTAACGGAGACAAGGTACTTTCACGAGTAGATTTGGGACTAGAGTACCCCAGCCTCGAAGCAGCAGCCAACGCAGCCAGTATTATCCACGAGACATTCGCCAAAGGTTCACAGGGCAACCGAGTTGGTCGGGATTACAACATTACAATCGAAGAGGTCTAAGCTCACAAACGAAAGATCCCCCAGGCTAACCTACAAAGCCTGGGGGATCAATCTCGTTACGTCGGTTGTTAGCTTGCGCCTCCGACGAAGTGACGGACGTGACCGGCGTGGGTCAGGTCGCCATCAACCCGCATCGTGAAGCGGTAGGTGATGGTGTCCGTGTTGAAGGCGTAGTCAGACGAGGAAGCAACCTGCAACCCGCCAGCCATACGAACCTTGTAGCTGGGGAAGTGACCGAACAGAACCGACTTGGCGTCAATAGCCGGGGCAGCAATGTTCGGGTTCTCGATTACATCGAATCCAGCGAAGGTGTCAGGCTGTCCAACGCCCACCTGGTACAGGTAGTTGCCGGCAGTGTCTTTCAGCTTACGCATCGCACCGATAGCCTGACCAGATGCCATATAGCCGGTTCCGGGCAGACGGCGAACGAGTCCATCAACACCGGAGTATGCCAGGTCAATCAGCTCGTCAGCAGTGAATGCACCAGTCACGCCAGTGCCACCAACGACACCCTCGGACGAAGCGGTAACAATACCGTTAGGCTTGCTCGATCCGTCACCCGTGGTCAGGGCAGCGTTCACAGCGGTACCGATTCCGTTACCAGCCTGCTCAGCCAAGTGCGACTCAATGTTGAAGCCAGCGTCTGAAACCAGTTCAGCAGCAACGGGGATCAACAGACCGTACTTGTAAGCACCAAGCGTGATGCTTGAGTAGGTAGGCTCGGACTCGTCGAGAGCAGTACCAGCACCCTTGAGGGTTGCAGCGCTGTACGCGGTGAGAGTCGGAATAGTGAGATCTTCACCGGAGCTGGTGTTGATCATTTCGGAGACCTCAAGCATTGGGCCAACGAGTCGTGCTACATCGAACACCTGGTCGAAGAACGACTTGGGTACGGTGTTAGCCGAGGGAACCAGCGTTGCACGCTGTTCGAACTCGTGTCCACGGATTTCGCCTGCTGCGATCTCACGAAGGATGTCGCCAGTGGAACGCTCTTCGCGTGCCTCGGCGGGAACGAAACCGCGAGCTGCTTCTTCGGCTTCGGCGCGGCGTGCTTCGTTGCGGGTTGCAACAGCTACTGCCTCGTCAGCGCGAACGATGTCAGCCTCAATACGGTTGATCTTTTCAATTTCAGCAGAGTCCAGCCCACGGCTTTCCTGCTCGGCACCGTCAATGACCTCACGGATTTGCGAAGTCAGGTTGGCGCGAAGCTCCTGCTGAGTCTTTACGAACTCAGACATATTTTCTCCTGTTAGTTAGGTGTATGGATATCCGTGGCGGTTCCGCTCAACGGCGAGGTCGGTAGTGGCTCCACTTTCCCGACATATCTATGGTACCGAAAAAAAAGTTTTGATATGGATTAGACAAATCGGTGGCTATCTAGTAGCCTAGAGATATCAACAAGGAAACGGAGAGAGCGATGCGATACAACTACAACGATGGCGGACGGAAAGCAGCCGGGTACAAGGGCGAGGCTAACGATTGCGTAGTCAGGTCAGTAGCGATAGCAACCGGGCGCGACTACAAAGAGGTTTACAAGGAACTCGCGCGAGTGATGGCAAGCTTCGGTCACGAGCGGTCAGCCAGGAACAGTATCCCCAACAAGATAGTCAAGATCTATCTTCAGGATCAAGGGTTCGAGTGGATCCCCACTATGGGCAAGGGGACGGGTATTCAACACCATATGCGAGCAGACGAGCTGCCGGGTGGCACTTACATAGTCAGCCTATCTAAGCACCTAGCAGCGGTCATAAACGGGACAGTCCACGATAACCACGACCCCAGGCGCGGTGGAACCCGCGGAGTCTACGGAATCTGGCGAAAGAAGTAGGATATCAACAAGAACGGAGAACACGATGCAAACATTTCTACCAGACCACAGCTACTTTGTCAGCGCAAGGATCCTAGACCGCCAAAGACTAGGGAAGCAACGAGTCGAGGCGTACCAGATCCTACGGGCGCTCCGTGGCGAAAGCAAGGGTTGGGTCAATCACCCAGCGACCAGGATGTGGCGAGGCTACGAGAATAGTCTTATCCTCTACACACAAGTTATGTGCGACGAGTGGACAAGCCGTGGATACAAGGACAGCATCAAAGACAAGGTCGAAGCGATGCTCCCGGATTACCCGTACTACTATGCCCCACCGTGGCTGACCTACGACCTAATCAGAACACACCAATCTAACCTAGTGAGGAAAGATCCCACCTATTATCAACCTATGTTCCCAGGCGTGCCAGACGATCTCGCATACCTGTGGCCAGTGACGGAGGACAACCGATGAGAGAACTATCAGACCAGACAATCAAGATGCTCGTGTTTAGAGATCCCACACTCAAGCAAGCAGCTGACCGATACAAGTATTGCTGGACACTATTACCCGATGCAGTCTACGAGTTAGATATAGCAGTCAAGAAGTCAATGCGGAACAACTACCTTGAGGACACACCACAGATCCAGTTCCTCAGAGAGAACGTGGAACTGATCACCCAAGAGATGGATATCTCCGAGGGGATCTTACGGGATGCTCTTAGTCTTGAGTATCAGCAGTTCGAGTCTCCATAGACTCAACTACCCGCTTCTGCTTCCCACGAGTCGCATCCGGTTCGTCAAGCTTGTGGATCTCATCCGCCATCTGTGCAGCGAGTGAAGCGATGGAACCCGATACAGGGTTGCCAGCAACTTTGAGAATAGTCTTTTTGATTTCGTCTACAGTAGCCATTATTTTTTTCTCCCGCCCTTGCCGTAACGATCTTTCCCTGGCATTAGAGTCCCATCAGTAGTTCGAGTTTTTTCTTTTTGAGCTCAAGCATTTCGAGCGATGTGTCAGCTTTTGCTTCCTCATCAGTTTCCGGTGCCAGCTTGTCAAGCACACGCTCAAGTAGCTGGCGGTCATCCTCAGTAATGTTGTCGCCTAGCTCAACCTTGAGTAAAGCATCTGCCAGAGAGTCTGCATCAACATCGGTGCGCTCAGCTAATCTCTCTAACCCACGGACTGCTGTAGTCCCAGCGGTGGCTGTGTAAGCGGGGAACGCCACAATACTGACCTCGTGTAGCCTCACTTCGCTCAAGGTACGCTCAGATCCATCGTCTGACCAGCTGTCACCGTTACGGGGAACCGAGAACCCAAACGACATAGAGTCTACATCGCCACG